AAAGCAGTCGAGTTATGTGTAGCATTGTCAAATCTGTATAGCAGAAAATATGGTTATGGTGATTTTGCATACATGGGTCTTCCAAGAAAATATTATCTTGGCGGTACTCCTCTTGATGCTACAATTATTATCGCCCACAGACTTGTTCCTGAGTTTCAGAAAAAAATGAACGTGCAAGTTATGAATGTGTGTTTCTTGACAGATGGTTCAAGTCACACCGTGAGTGGTTGTGTTGGTTACAACAAGTTCGGTGGTGTCGATGCATTTACTGTCACCGCTGATGTAAACTCTCGCGGCACATTCTTTATCCGTGATAAGAATACTGGAACTCTCATTAAGTCTGTCGGTGACAAATACAACCGAGGCGATATGACAAAAGCATTATACATGTCTCTCAAAAAGTCAACTGGTACAAACACAATGGGTTTCCACTTAGTTGGTCAGCGTAATGAGATGCGCTATGCATATGACAAGTACATTGCTCCAACATTAGACAGTGAGATTGCACGATACACATATTTCGATGATTGGAAAAAGTCATTCAATAGAAACAAATGCGATACTTCAATTATCAGTGGATTAGATGAATTGTACATCATCAAAGGTGGTAAAGCACTTGAGGTTGATGATGAAGGTCTTGATGTTGAGGTTGGTGCTTCAAAGCAAAAACTGACCACAGCATTCAAGAAAGCGGCACAAGGTAAATTGCAGAACCGAGCAGTTCTGAGCAAATTTATTGAGAATATCGCCGCTTGATTAGAAAAGTTTTTCACACTTTTGCCATAAATAGTGAAAATAATGCTTGACTAATTCAGTAAAATATGAGATAATGTTTACATAATGATGAGAAAAGGTGATTAATTATGAATAAACGTGAGATGTTTCTTGAGTCCGCAACTGCGATGTTTCCTAAACAGACTGAGTTCAGTCGTTCAGAACTAGTTCAAGTTGCCAATTCTATTGGTATGAAATATGCACCATCATGGATTGTAAAATCTGATGAACATAAAGTTGGCGATGGTGTGTATTCACTATTCGCAAATACTGTAACGGCAACAGTTGCCGAACCACAAACGGTTGCTGAGGTCGTAGAGATGCCTAAAAAGAAATTGCAAGTGTTAGATAGTACTGTCACTAATCTGATTCCTCAAGCATATGCGAACTATGTTCCATTCGGTCAGTTTTCTGATGTTAAAAATATCGTCAAGTCTAAAATGTTCTATCCGACATTCATTACTGGTCTGTCTGGTAATGGTAAGACTATGATGGTCGAACAGATTTGCGCCCAACTGAACCGCGAGTTCTTCCGTGTGAACATCACTATCGAAACCGATGAAGATGATTTGCTCGGTGGGTATCGCCTTGTTGATGGCGAGACTGTCTTCTTTGATGGTCCAGTTATTCAAGCAATGAAGCAAGGTGGCGTATTGCTCCTTGATGAGATTGACCTTGCATCAAACAAGATTATGTGTTTGCAACCAATCCTAGAAGGCAAGGGTATTCTACTGAAGAAAATCAATCAGTATGTACAACCTGCTCCTGGTTTCCAGATTATTGCTACTGCAAACACCAAAGGTAAGGGTTCAGAAGATGGGCGCTTCATCGGTACGAACATCCTGAACGAAGCATTTCTTGAGCGTTTCCCAATCTGTATCGAACAAGAGTATCCTTCTATTACTGTAGAAAAGAAAATCATCAATAAAGAGTTGGACTCTCTTGGAAAGTCTGATGATGATTTTGCTGATAAACTGACCAAGTGGGCAGATATCATTCGTAAGACGTTCCTCGATGGTGGCATCGATGAGATTATCGCCACTCGGCGTCTTGTACATATTGTCAAAGCATATGCCGTCTTTGGTGACCGCATGAAAGCGATACAGATGTGTATCAACCGCTTTGATGATGAAACTAAATCTGCGTTCATCGACCTCTATTCGAAAGTCGATGAGCAGATTGTCGATACTGATTTCGGTGAAAGTGTTACTGAACCACAATCAGATGTTGACAAAACACCGTTCTAAGTGTATGCTTAGAACAATTGATAGAGACTGCGTTTTGCAGTCTCGCCATTAACATTACTAAGGAGTGAATATACTATGGCACGACAAAAAACGTCTGTAAAGACAAAAATCATGAATGCACTTTCAACTGGTGAGTCCTTCACCCGCAAGCAACTTGCACGGAAAGCACGGACTGATACAGTCAATGTGTCTCGCCGTATTAGCGAACTGCGCCTAGAAGAAGGTGTCATGATTTACTCTAACCCAACGGGTAAGGGTAATAGTGTATCGTATCGTATCGGTACACCTACTAAGGCAGTTGTTGCCGCTGGACTACGTTCAGTAGCAACCGCCTAATGAGTTAGAGAGTGGAGGGTTCATCTTACACCTTTCTCCCCTCCACTCTCTGCACTTTTATTATGATAAAATGAGTATTGTATGACAATCAAATATAAATTCAAAGAGAGACAACTCATTCAAGAGTTTCAAGAATATATCGATAGCACCTATGAAGGTCACTATTCGAAAGACAAGTTTCAAGCGACCGAGTTCATCATCGATGGTGGACACGGTACTGGTTTCTGTATCGGTAACGTACTAAAGTATGCACAACGATACGGCAAGAAGGGTACTGCTAGTGATGCCCGAAAAGACCTGATGAAGGTTCTACACTACGCACTAATACAACTGTATGTACATGATGAGGATTTGTAATGAAAATTAGTAAACAAACATTTGATGTTTTAAAGAACTTCAGTGAGATTAATGAGAACCTGCTCATCAAACCAGGTAACAAATTGCAGACTATTTCAGTAATGAAAAATGTCTTAGCAGAAGCAACTGTAGAAGAAACTTTTGACAAAGAGTTTGCTATCTACGATTTGAATTCTCTATTGAGTGTATTGTCACTTTATGAAAGTCCAGACATTACACTTAATGATGATTATTTGACTGTATCGCAAGGTAAATCGAGTTCTAAGTTTTGGTATGCTGACCCTAGTCTCGTAGTGTCACCAACTAAAACTATTACAATGCCTAGCAGTGAAGTCAAAGTTCGTATCACACAATCTAACTATACTGATTTGCTTAAAGCATCGAACATTATGCAATTGCCTGATGTTGGTCTAGTATCAGATGGTGATACGATTAACTTAATTGCAACTGACAAGAAGAACCAAACTTCAAATCAGTTCAATGTTGAAGTAGCAGAAGGTACTGGAACTAAATTCAATTTCTACTTCAAGCGTGAAAACTTGCGTATGATTCCAGGTGAATATGATTTGACTATTTCTAGTAAGAACATTTCACACTGGGTGAATGCTAACAAGAACCTGCAATATTGGGTTGCTCTGGAGACTGATAGTACATACGAAGTTTAAACAAGGATTATATAATGGATATTAAAAGTGATGAATTTCTGTGGGTTGAAAAGTACCGCCCACAGACCATTCAAGATGCGATTTTACCAAAGCATCTTGAAACAACCTTGCAACAGTTTGTTGAGAGTGGGGATATTCCTAACCTATTGTTGTGCGGCACTGCAGGTGTCGGTAAGACCACAGTCGCAAAAGCACTTTGCGAACAGATGGGTTATGATTGGATTATTCTCAATGGTTCAAGTGAAGGTGATATCGACACCTTACGAACTAAAATTGTAAACTTTGCTAGTACTGTGTCCTTCAGTGGCAAGGGTAAAGTGGTCATCTATGATGAGGCAGATTATTTGACCGCGGTGACGCAACCTGCTTTGCGTAACTTCATTGAAGAGTTCAGTAAGAACTGTCGGTTCATCTTCACTTGTAACTATAAAAACAAAATCATTCCTGCACTTCATTCTAGGTGTAGTGTGATTGAGTTTACTATTCCTAAAGATGAGCGACCTAATCTTGCAGGCAGTTTCTTCAATCGCGTAAATCAAATCTTAGATGCTGAGAGTGTTCAGTATGAAAAAGGTACTGTAGCGAAGATTGTAGAAAAGCACTTTCCTGACTTCAGACGTACACTCAATGAACTGCAGAAAATTTCTGTTGGTGGTCGTATCGATAGTAGTAGTGTAGATGTAGTAGATGTCGATATCAAAAATGTTATCGCACACTGCAAGCAAAAAGACTTTCAGAAGATGCGTAAATGGGTCGCTGACACTATTCACACAAGCGATGCACAAGATGTATATCGTAAAGTCTACGACACTATGAGTGAGCATCTACAACCGCAGAGCATACCTCTTGTAGTTCTAAAGATTGCTGACTATCAGTATAAGAATGTGCATGTGGCAGACCAAGAAGTAAACATGGTTGCATTCTTTACTGAAGTTATGGTTGACTGTGAGTTTCAGTAATGCCGATACCTTATTTACATCATGAATTATTTGAACTAAATGATGGTCTTCTATGCAAGAAGCATGTGATAGAAGGTATCGGTCCTGTCGTAGTGATTGACCAGACTTACAAATACCCTAGTGATATTGCACTAATGCTAGACCAAGCATGGGTTCCTTCTTTTCACTATGGTAGAAGTAGTTCTAATTATAAAGACTATTATGACTGCAGACATAACATTCAAATTATGAAAACAGGTCATGTAAAAGAAAATGAAGTTCAAATTTTAATTAGAGATATGGCGAAGAACTATCTTGGTTATGAGTGTATTGATGAAGAACTTGATTATACTTTCAATTGCTTTACATGGGTAAACCCACCTGCAAGCAATGATGTTCAGTCTATGCCACATCAAGATAGTGAAGGTAAATCACATATTGCATCTGTAACTTATTTCAATGATAATGAAAATCACGGCACAGCATTTTATTCTTATTGTGATGCCGAGCAAGATGAAGTTATAGACATTCGGTGTGATATATCGAAGAATGCAGAACTAGTTGAAGTGATTACAGGTAAAAAGAACAGAACTATCATTTATCCTAGTTGGTACTGGCATGGTGCATATATAGAAGACCACAGTGAGTGGGTCGATAATTGGAGATACAGTCAAGTATACTTCAATAGAGTGAAACCGGATTTTAAATTATGAGTACACCATTTGATTATGTAAAAGCAATATCATATACAAAAGAAGATATGATTGTAGATGATATTACAGAAAAAGATTACAATCCCTTTATTGTCAATCGCGCTTTAAGCATGGGTATTGATACTGTGCTTCAAGCAAACGAGATGAACCAGCGTCATCACCTGTCTAAAAAGTTACAATTTGACTTTTTACTAAATAGTATAAGTAAGCGAAAGCGATTTGATAAATGGCAGAAGGCGAATAAGAGTGAAGAGTTAGATTATGTACGAGCATACTACAATTACTCCTACCCTAAAGCAATTGCCGCTTTGTCAGTCCTTTCCAATCAACAAATTGATACTATTAAAAAGAAGATAGACAATAAAGGTGGAGTAAAATGAATGATTGGACAGTTGAAAATATGGTTGAGGTTACGCTGTCTCAACCTGATGATTTTCTAAAAATTAGAGAGACACTTTCTCGCATGGGAATTGCGTCAAAGAAAGACAAGAAATTATATCAGTCTTGTCATATCTTGCATAAGCAAGGTAGATACTTTATCGTACACTTTAAAGAGTTGTTCGGTTTAGATGGCAAGCAAACAAATTTTTCACAAGAAGACCAAGAGCGTAGAAATACCATTGTAAAACTTTTGAAAGATTGGGGATTAATTTCTGTAGTCGCTGAAGATAAGATTGCTGACCAAGCACCCTTATCTCAAATTAAAGTAATTGCATTCAAAGAAAAGAATGAATGGATACTTGAAACTAAATACAACATAGGAAAGAAAAAAATAGATGCTTAGTTGGTTTAGAAAAGTTTTCTGGTATAGACCTTCTATTGTCGGTGATATGTCTCAACATAGACTACACTCTGGCAAATATGAAGATTTGTGCATGTAAAGTACTTGATATTATGAAATTGATGACTATATATAATGTGAAGACGCCTCAGTTGGGTCTTCTATAAAAAATAAAGTCTTGCTTAATAGGAGATAAAAACATGACTAATTTAACGACACTAAGGTCGGCGCTACAGTCGTTTGACCAAAATCTTTTAACCCCATATGCTGTTGGATTCGACCACACCTTTAATAGGTTGTGGGACTATGCGACACATCAGGCAGAATCCTCAGGATTCCCGCCTTACAATATTGTCAAAGATGCTGAAGATGGTTACAAATATACCATTGAGATGGCACTTGCTGGTTACAGTAAAGATGATATTGAAATTGATTTTGCAGAAGGTTGTCTAACAATCAAATCTAAAAAACAAGAAGATGCTAAAGATACGCTGTCGATTTGGAAAGGTATTTCTAATCGCTCGTTTACTAGAAAGTTTACTCTTGCAGATGAGGTTGTTGTCAACAGCGCAGAACTAAAAGATGGTATGTTGAGAGTTGAACTTGAACGTATCATTCCTGAAGAGAAACTACCTAAGAAGATTGAAATTAAATAATCCTTCGGAGGGCATCACCTGAGCATGTGTAAAAACTGCTCATTTATATTAGGAGTATATGATGAATAAACCTGTAACTGAGAAACTTGAAAAAATGAATATAGCAAAGAATAAAATTGAAGACGCCATTGAAGAATATGAAGTTCAACTTCAAAAGCGTAAAGAACAAATCACCAATATGAAACAAGCACAAGTTCAACTTGAAGCAGAAGCAAATTCTCTTGTTGGTTCTATTAGTGCTTTGCGTAAAGTGCTGATTGATGAAGAGGAAAAAAATGATGAGTGATGTAACTCTAATTAAAATGATTAATGGTGAACAAATTATCGCCAAAGTAACGGGTGAAGATGAGGATACAATCACAGTAGAAAAACCTGCTATTGTTATGCTTGCTCCTGGACAAGGAAATCAAGTTCAAGTTCAGATGGGTCCTTGGGACTCTTTCACAGATAAACCAATTGCAGTTTCTAAACCTAGCGTAATGTATATTGCAGAACCAACAACAGAACTTCTCAATAGTTATAATCAAAACTTTGGTAGTGGACTTGTTATTCCTAATAAGAAACTTGATACCAGTGCATTTCTAAAGGGGTAAAAGACACTTTTACGCGCATAAAACTGTTGACAAATCACACATTATGGCGCATAATAGTGTGATGATAAATGATGAGGCAATATATTGAAGTTCTATACAAACGTCCAGCAATGGGGTAACAACATTCTAGTTCGTGGTGTAGGTCATGATGGTCAACGTGTTATGCAAAGACATAAAGACTTTTCACCCACACTATTCTTAAAAGCAAACAAACCCACAAAGTACAAGACTATTGAGGGTGAGTATGTCGATGAATTCAAACCTGGCGGTGTCAAAGAAGCAAGAGAGTTTCTTGACCAGTACAGAGATGTTGAGAACTTCAAAATCTATGGTCAGACGCAATATCTCTATCAGTGGATATCTGACAACTTTGTAGATAAAGATGAGATTGACTTTGACACTAATCAAATCTCTATTCTGTCACTCGACATTGAGACTTCTACAGAGTATGGTTTCCCAAACATTCAAACTGCTAATGAACAAATCTTGCTCATCACTGTGCGAGATAGTCTGACTAAGAAGTTGACTACATGGGGTCTCAAAGAATATCACGGTAGCAATAGAGATGTAGACTATCGAACTTTCACTGATGAGCGAACTATGTTGAGTGACTTCATCGCGTTTCTAAATGATTATAAACCTGATGTTATCACTGGTTGGAACACTCGCTTCTTTGATATTCCATACATTGTCAATCGCATCGAAAGACTTCTCGGTGAAGAGAAAGTTCGTCTTATCTCTCCCTGGAAGATTGTCAAAGGTGGTAAGATTACTATTCAAGGTAGAGAGCAACAATACTATGATATTTTTGGTATTGCTGGCATTGACTATCTAGAACTGTTTCGCAAGTATCGTGGTATTGGTTATGAGAGTTTTGCACTTGCACATATTGCAAATGTTGAACTTGGTTCTGAGAAACTTGACCACTCTGAGTATCAAAACTTCAAAGACTTCTATGAACAAGACTGGGATAAGTTTGTTGACTACAACATTCGTGACGTTGAACTTGTTGCACAATTAGAAGACAAACTTGGTTTGATTGACTTGCAGTTGACGATGGCGTATGACTTTCGCGTAAACTATGAAGATGTATTCTCGCAGGTTCGTTGTTGGGATATGCTCATCTATAATACTTTGCGTAAGAAAGGTATTGTCATTCCGCCAAAGAAAATGAACTACAAGAATGAAGCATATGCTGGTGCATATGTGAAAGACCCTACTATCGGTCAGCATGATTGGGTTGTTTCTTTTGATTTGAACTCTCTGTATCCTCACTTGATTATGCAGTATAACATTTCACCTGATACTATTGTTGATGAGAGAGTACAATGTAGT